AAGATTATCTTCAATAGCTTCCTCAGTAATAGAGAAAGCAAGAGCGATAGTCTCATGTGTGTATCTTGCGGTGTATGCTTCTTGGGCATCATCAAAAGAAACTGCTGAACCTTCTGATTTAACGGGTGCAGACCCAAAACCAGAAAGCATTACTTCTTCTTCAAAAGCTCGTTCTGAAGATTCAGTGTCAAATATTTCACCAGCTTCGTTGTCATACCTAGCGTACTCTAAGCCAAATAAGGCATTGAGGCCAGGCTCTAGCTCTTTAGCTAGTTGTGCTCTACTTATAGCCATATCTCAATTCTCCTATACGCCAGTGGTTGAAGGTGTACCAGCTGCAATAGATCCCGTAGGAGCATTAAAGCTGTTGTTCAACCTAACAATTGCGCCAATACCAGCTGCTGTAAAATCAGCATTTTCAGGATCATCCTGCCAACCCATAATCCTCAAATGAAGACTATTAGTTGTATTAATAGTACTGATTGCCAAACGACCTAATGATACGCCTGTAGCATCAGTGCCAGTAGTAGCCGTTGAAAAATTTGCGTTTGCAAATACTGCTGCCCTAGCTGTTGCTTTGCTAGTCCAAGTAGCATCAGTAGCAATCAAGTAAAGTTCATCTGGGTCATCAGACACAAATGCTTTAACTGGATGATTACTATCTGCTCCTGAACCAGGCCAGTAGTTTTTCCAAACAGTTTTTCCAGTGGTACTGTCAACATACTCACATCCTTGAAAAACGCCTACAAGACTAACTGAACCACCAGCGGCTGCGCCTACAATGTCAATATACCCCGTAGAAAGGGGAATGACAGGCGATCCGTGATAGATCTTGTTAGTGTTGCCATTGGCGATTTCATAAGGAGTATATCCGGTAATACCAGTGGAATTAGAGGCCGACCCTAGTTTGCTTATAGGGCGAAGGCCAAAACTTCCGTTACTATTTGCCATCTATTTTTCTCCTAGTCCTCAGATTTTTGAGGACCTCCAAAAGTTACACTAGAACTCCTATCGGGTCTATCGATAGGCATTGCTGGATGTTGTTCACGAGCAAGCTCGTTATCAACAGCCGTCATTTGATCCCGGGTCATATCCCGGAAATAACTTTGCCGTTCATCAACGACTTCTAAAGGAACCCTTGCTAAAAGAAGACCTCCTACTCCAATAACTCCGGCATGTTTTCCATCTTCAATAGTCGGAATATCAAAGTCTGGGTATTCTTCCCCGCGTACCAACTCATATCCCTCACGAGATCTGGAAGATACGTTTTTACGGTCATCAAAGCCCATAACACTTTCCCTTATCCATCTATGCTTAAAGCCTTCAGGGGCAGGGGGTGCATCCAACATGGATGGGGGCTTCCACGGTTCCTTGCGCGCTTCTGCAGCACGGGTTTCGTTTGAACGTGGCGTCCTAGGTGACTTCTGGCGAGTAGTGTTCTCTTGTTCCATGACTAACTCCTTATTTTACGTATTTTGCGTATTCTTCAAGTGGCACATTAAGCCTTTTAGCAATCGCAACTTGAGAAGGAGTCAATCGCACTGTTTTACGTCCACCTCTATTGCGGGATGCGGAAGTTTCGGCTGACGCAACCTTTTTACTTCCACCCGATTTTGTTTGTTGTCCAAGTTTCTGTGGAAACTCAGACGCTAAACGTTTATCGAGTTCAGCATAGTATTCATCACTTGTTGGGTCAAATTGTTCATCCTCAACAAGTCGTCTATGAACACCAAAAGCAGCATATGTCATAACTTCATCTTTCCCAAACCACTCATTTTTAGCTGCCCAGTCTTCTGCTTTAGGATCAGGAGGGGGAGCAGGTTGAGGAGGGGGAGCAGGTGAAGCTTCTGGTTTAACTTCTTCAGACTCTGCCTTAACTTCTTCTTTAACCTTTGTCAGCTTGCCTTTTTCTACAGCAAGAGAGGAAAGAGCTTCTTGTGCCTCTACTATCTTGTCTATATCTCCGCTTTCATGGGCTTCTTTAAGAAGTAATTTAGCTGAATCAATTTGCGTAGCGACACGGCTATCAAATTCTTCCTGATAACCTTTATCAAGATCATCAAGTCGTTTTTTCAAGCCTTCATTTTCTTGCTTAACGCTTTCGGCATATTGAACAGCTGTTTGCTTTTGACGTTCTTCTTCACGAAACCGTTTGGTGAGTTTGTCTATTCGTGATTTAACGCCTGTGCTGTACTCTTCGAGTTCTTCTTCTTTTTCTTCAGACTCGGTTTCAACTTTTGCTTCTACCTTATCTTCTTTTTCTTCTGGTTTTTCTTCTCCAGAAATATCTACGTCTACTGGGGATTCGTCTGAATCTCCAACTTCAATTGGTTTTTCTTCTTGCATGTCGTGTTCTCCACGGCTGCTTTCTTCTTTCTAGACATGTTTAATATCATCTGGTTCAAGGATCGTAGCAATGACCTCATCGTCATTAATTATACGAACCTCACCGCCCTCAATCTTAAATCGAGCACCAGCATAGCGGCCAATACAAATCCAATCACCTTCCTTGCACCAAGGGACACCAGATCCAAACTTGTTAGGATCCTTATACGCTAATGGACCTACTTTAAGCACATAAGCAACAACAGTTGCCAAAGCTTCACGGTCACGTATCTGGTCAGGAATAAGAACACCACCATCAGTAGTGGCACGACCCATATAAGGCATGACTAATAATCGCCATCCTGTGGGTTGGGGTAATCTTTCACTTAGGGAAACATCCAGGAGAGAAGGGTCTAACACTTTTTCTTCTTTCTTAACATACGCTGATTTCTTTTTCTGTTTCTCTTTCTCTGCTACATGTTCAGGGACATATAGTTTTTTAGTCATTCGATCTCCTTCTCTAAATAATCTTTAATTTCTTGTTCTGAAAATTCAAGTCCTCTTAACTCGCCCACAAGTTCTCTATAGGCTTCTATATCTTTAGCAGTTCCATGAACTATAGCATCTTTAGTTAGTTCAATTCGTTCTTGGATTGCTTTTAGGATGTTATACGCAAAAGTAGTCGGATCCGCCACTAAAAAGTACCTGTAAAACCTTCAGGATCTTTTTTTTCTGTCCGCTCATCTCCTGCTTTTTCATCTACTTTTGATTTTGGTACTAAGCCCATCATCAAACCAAAAGTTTTTTTAGCCAAATCATCAGCAGAACCGCCACCATTGTAGCCCAAAGGGTTCATAACAGTGTAGCCACCTTCTACCTCTACAGGCTGTCCATTAACTCTGTCAGCGTAATCTTGTGCTTCCGTAAGTGATTCGTATACAACATTTTTTGGCATTAGAACATCCTCGTTTTTCTGGCGATACCGCCATCGTTGCGTTTCATGTATTTAGACAATTCATTCTTGTACATATTCTTTAACAAAGCTGTGTCCTTTTTAGAAAGAGCACCAGACCCTTGTTCCATATACTTTCCCAAATTTTTATCTGAGATAGTACCACCCATTAAAACACCCTCGTTTTACTGGCTATGCCGCCATCGTTGAGTTTCATGTATTTAGCCATTTCACGATCAGCATCTGAAATTGTTTTGCCACTTTCATTTAAAAGTGCATTAACTATTTCACGATCAGCATTTGAAATGTTTCTGCTACTTTCATTTAAAAGTTTTGCTATCATAGCTCTTTTACGATCAGCCATTAGAAAGTCCCCTTTCCTTTGTTGTTGTTAAAATAACGACCACGGACCTGAAACTCAGACCCCTTGATCAACTGTTCTGTGTCGCTGTCCAACTTCTTACGACCATACTCAACAGGAACCTCGTCAAGCTCATCACCATAGGTTACAGTGTAAACCTGTCCACCGTCCGCAAATCCCATGCCCATGCCTCTAAAAGAACCTTGCGGAGATCTCATTGCGAGATTTCTCGTTCTACGCTCCATACCAGAAGCAGGAACATCTATACTGACAGGTGTTGCAGCAGGTGTAGATGCAGCCCCTCCACCTTGATAATTATTCATCTTTTTTGCTTTCTTCATAAGGTCACGAGCCTCCTTTTTAGAAATTCCCATTTGTCTAGACATTTGATCTATAACAGCCATTAGACGTTTCTCCTAACACTTTTTACGTTAGATGGATAAAATAAGTATAAGTAATAAATCCCAAAGCATTTTTAACTCCTTTTCTTCTTTTTAGTTTTTTTCTTCTTTTTAGGAAAACCAGCTTTCATATCGGCATAATTTTTAGGCGATATAGTAGATTTAGATTTAGGTCTACTCGTTTTATCTTTTTTACGTTTATTAATGTTTCTGTATAGTGACATTTAACATCTCCATCTTTTTCTAGCTTGCCTTAACCTGCTATTTGGATTCTTAGCAGCTTTTGGAAACTTTTTCATTTGACCAGCAGATCTAGCGCAATAACTTTTTCTACGTTTAGCAGCCTTACTTCCTTTCTTAACTTTACCTGTTACGGCAGTTTTTAATTTAGAACCAGGATTTTCTCTTCTGTACCTAGACACGCCAGCCTTTGTCATACCAGCACCTTTTTTAGTAGCTCGAAAGTACTTCTTTGTCTTAGGTGGTTGTTTGTCTCGTTTTCTAGCCATTTTGTTTCACGTGAAACACTAATTCCCTCTATTTGTATCTCGTATATCTTTTTCTATCCTAGCCAAGTTTACATCTGCTCTCAACAATGCAATATCTTCACTGGAATCAATCTTCTCTCTAGTGATTTCTTGACGTTCTCCTTCGCGTTTTTCCTCAAAAGCTTGTTTCTCGGTAAACTCGTTAGCCTTTCTCATCATATCGGCTTGTTTAATGTCTAACTCTTTTTCACGAAGTTGTACCAAAGGATCGTTTTGACCCGGAGGCGGAGGCATTAACTCGGCCATAATTTCTTGCGTATACTGAGCAATTAATTCAGCTACTCTCGATTCTACATCTATCTGAGGTTCTGGCTGACCCATTTGTGCGGCTTGCTGTGCTTGAACCGTCATCTCAGCCATAGCAACACCACGAGCTTTAAAAGCTATGTGTTCACACAAATGCGCTTGTAACAAAGCGAAGATAGGGGGAGTAGACCCAGGTATAGGTGTTTTCATAAAAGCCAAGTGAGCCATTATGTGAGCATCGTGATCTTGCGTAGGAAAAGCCTGTAAATTTTCCTGAATAGTCGCTTTTGCGTTTTCTATTGCAGGATCTGTAGGTTGAGGCGGCTGTGGCGCAGGTAAAAGTGCTTCTATATTATGAACCCCTATCGCCTCGTATATTCTCCTGTATGCTTCATAAAGATTGTGCATTTGAGGATTTGATTGCGCCAACTGCAATTGAGTCTGAGCAAGTGCTAGTCTTTGCGACATCGAAAAGATATTTGGATCAGAAACAGGTATTACATCAACTCTTTGATCAAAATCTGTCTGTTTGACTACAGAATCAGCACCGTAAATACTGTACGGGTAAACAGGTGGCAAAGATTCAGAAAAAATCTTTGCTAACATCTTAAATTCTTGTTTTTGGGCGTAGTGCATACGCTTATGAATAGCGGACATTACTTTAGAACCACGCTCCAATAACGCTACAGTCGTTCCAACGGCAGCTTGCTGGTTGCCATCTCCTACTTGTAAGTCGGCTATTGCGGCAAATCTTCTGCCAGCGTCAACAACAAACCCTAAAAGTTGCATAAGGGTTTGACTTGGTTCTTTATAGGGAAGAGGTATAATGCTGTCCCTTAATGCACCACCAGGGGCGTCAATGTCTCTAAATTCACCGGGGGAAAGAGGTTCATCAGCGTCTCGAATGCGGATACCTCGTGCTTTAAACCCAGCAGGAAGGTTCGCAAGCGTTCCAGAGTCAATTAATTGTCTCAAAAGTGAGGTGGCAGACCGTCCTAGGCCACCAATCATGTGTAAAAGACCAAAACCATAGAAACCAAGACCCGGAAGGAACTTAAAATGGGTAAAATACTGCAATTTTCTGTAATATTCGTCCCCTTCTTGCCAATTTCTGCGAATTGACAGTACTTTTGTGCTTCCTTCGTCTATTGTAACAATATAAGGAAGCTTAATTCCTGTAGTTTCGCCATCAATTGGGCTTTTATGCTCAAATCCTGGTAAATCTAGGTCGGTATGGACCTCTAAAAGGGTGCAATCTTGGTCATCCATCGTTTTTTGGATGCCCATTAACTCCCTTTCCTTCTCTTTTATCTCATCATCCTCTTCATAAGCCTTCAATTCTATGTCTCTATAGAAACCAGCCGCTTGATTCTTACGAACAGTGTTTAAATTCATGCGAATTACGTGGGTAACACGTGACGCAGATAGTAAATCAGTAGCATTGTAGGGAACAATCAGGTCGTCAGCAGGTACAAAACGGGAAACAGCGCGGTCTAGCATGTCGTCAAAGTAAACTTTTTTAAACGCTGAACCAGCTAATGGAAGATGAAACAGCAATCTATCCATTTCTGGGTCGTATTCTTCCATTACATGAATAATTTGATAGTTCATAAATTCCTGTACACGTTGAGACTGTGACTCTACTTCAGGAGTTGCGGCTCCTACTACCTGTGTGCGAACAGGACCAGAAGAAGGTAAAAGTTCTTTATAAGCCTGCGCTTGAAATTGAGTTACGGCTTCGGCAATAACAGGATGAGTTACACCACTTGCGCCACGAAAAGGTTCTTCTCTATCCTCATATTTTATACCCAACAGATCAAGGCCATTACGATAAGCATCCTCCCAGTCTTCTCTACCGCTTTTATCGTCCTCGTAGTAATCTATGAGTTCAGATGAAATATCCATAAGAACTCTTTCATCTAACATCTCTGCAAGATTAGCATCAGGTTCAGCCATTAGCTCTTCTTGAATAGCTTCCTCAAATTGAAGAACAACGGAACCGTCTTCCTCTTCTATTATTTCTTCTGGTTCTTCCTCAATGACTTCAATTTCTTCTTCTTCGATATCATCAACGGGAATGCCTTGAGAAGGCATAGCCTGATCAATTAAAGATATGGGTGTGTCTGCCATTATTTAGATATCCCTTTATATTTTTCAAAACTTCTGAGGCCGCCAAGCCCAAGCATACCAAGTAAAACGGGCATCATTTGAGACATGTCCATTGCTGGAAGCTCTACCAGATTACCTGTTTGTGCGAGAATAAAATGTAAAACGGGCGTAATTACATAGGTCCATGCGAGAGCAACTCCACAGGACCAGCCGATAAAGGGTCGCCAGCCAGCGATGAACACGTTCCTTGAGGCGGCTTCGTTTTTATTTATTTCTAGCTGCGCTAGATCAATTTGAGCTAAATGTTTTGTAAGTTCAGCCTCTATTTCCCTTTTAGCTTTGGCCGCTGCCTCTTTGTCCTCTGGTAAAAAACGACTGACAACATCCCCTACAACGGGAAGAAGCTTGGGAAGAAGTGCTGCTATCATAATTACCTCTTACTACTCATATAGGCGGTCATACCCATATATGCACCAACAACGCCTGCTTGTCCAATATAAAACAAACCAAACAAATCTGCTAATGCTTTTATTCGGCTGTCTGGGAAAATAGGCATAAACACCGCCATCGTAAACAAAATCATAGAAATCATGGCAATCCACGCCATTTTTCTTTGTGCGTCTGCCTTTTCGTGCTTATCTAAAGCTTCAACAGCAGCTAGTTCTGAATCATCAACCGTTCCGTCCTTGTTGATATCTAATTCGTTATATATGCTGTCTTTCTGTAAATTTTTCTGAACCATATCTACATTGGCCACGTATAAAACACCCAAACTCACTTGCCGTTAAACCTGTCGCGCAAGCCATTACAAAATTTCCAAAGAGCAGATATTTGTTTTTCGTGTATGTCTATTTCTGATCTTTGTTTAACTGTCTCAACATAAGTATCTCTTCTATTAAGTTCTTTAGTCAAGTTGTCTAAATCCTTCCTTAAACTTTTAACCTCTGATTCCAGTCTCACCGCCATTACGATTACACCAAGTACGAATAATATTTGATGCCAGTGCGCTGTTAAAAGTTCCATTTATCTTTTTCCAAACATAACAAGAGCAACAATTGCGCCAACTGATGCTACTAAAGCCAGTATTACCCCAATCACGTTAAGTAGTTTGTCCATTCTTTTTTTAGAGAGTGTTTTTTTCTTTTCAAGAAGAGCTTGATGTTCTTTTATCTTCTGATCTCTCATTATCTGGATTTCAACCCACGTGTCTTTTCCAAACCTCTGATTTAACAACAGAGAAATTTTATCGATCTGTTCTTGGCAGATCTTTTCATCGACAGTCTCCTGTATAGCCATTTGAAGAAAGTTGTCGGAGGTTACGCCTTTAATAAGCCCACCCCATTTTGAAGCGATAGGGTGGGCTTTTTTCTTAACTTGTTCCTGCCCTTTGAACAGGTTGTCGATGTGTGATGCTATCTCGGAAACGTCATTAGCACTCTTCAAGGCCATCTTGATAGCCTTGCAACTGCTTTGAACGAGTTGCAGTCCAAATAATGTTTCGGCTATAACCATAGTGCATCACTTAGAATTTACCGTACTTAGTAAACTCCTTTTTCCTTGAGTACGAATCCCAAGACACCTATAGCAATACCAATGATTACGATAGTTGCTATATTAGATAAGACGCCT